GCTATTGTTAATGTATCTATATAATCAAAACCAAAGTCCCCTGCTACATACAATATTGTATCTTGACAATCATTTTGCACTAAAAGCCATCCTTCTGGTGAGCCATTAAAGCCACCTAATCCATCTCCATATTGATCAAATAAAGAAAATATAATTGTTCCGCCAACCTCAACTGTATCAGAGTATAAGGTTTGATCAGTCATTGTAGAATCAGACTGTGCAATAATTGGTGAACCACCTGGAGGAGTTATAGTCCATGATGTTTCTTCAGGATAATCATCTGTTAATAGTTGTATATTAATCCAACTATTTTGTGAACAACATTTTTTTGGTGCTGCACAAGCAGCTATCAGTATTAATACTAGTAAATATAGTTTAGTTTTCATTCTAAAAATCACTCATTAATAATTCATCTATATATTCTTGAACCTCTTCTCTTGTAGCTTTCATAGTAAATGATATATCAGCTTGAAATCTTTTTGCTTCTTCTCCATCTTTAAAAACAATAATAGTAGGCACTACCACTATCTGATGTTTATCTGCAGCTTTAGCATCTTCAACTATACATACATTCTTGGTCTTATCTACATCAGATAATTTTGATAACCAATTTACTTTATTAGCATCATTCCAATCTGCATTGTACTGAATCACTGTTATCTGTCCAAATAATGATGAACTAAATAATGCAAACATCAATACAAGTATGCAATGCTTTATAATATTCCAAGCAGAAGTATCCATTTATTGAAATGCTCCGTACTCAACTAAACATCCTGTATTAGCAGATGCATAAACTTTTAAGTCTACATTTGCAAACCAAGGAAATAAAGCCCACTCACCAGGTAATAGCTTAATTTCAGCTCCAGATCCACCAACTCTAAAGAATAGATCAAGTGCCCCTGAATTTTTTAGATATACTTTTGTGCCTTTAGCATAATCTGCCGCTGTAAGTAGTGTAGCTGGAGATGCAGCCACTGCTGTAATATTTTCTCTTACAATACCACCTTGAGTAACAGCCATCTGTTTAGTATAGTCTACTAAGAAGTCAACTTGGCTAGTTAAGTTTTTTGCTTCTATATATGAACGTGCGTTTAATGTTGCCATTTTTTCTAATTTTATTAATTAATTATTATTCAAATACCCCGTACTCAACTATATTAGTAATAGTCTTACCAAATACATGAATATCAGCTGGAGTTCCAGGATTGTTACTTGCTGTCCACGGGAATAATGCCCACTCTCCAGCCTCTAATGTTAAATGCTCTGTTGATCCACCATCTAAAGATATTGAAACAGTTTCTCCTGCTGATGTCTCACAGTTTCTAACAAAAACTCTTGCTCCTGCTACATAATCATCTTCATCTATTAAGATTTGAGATGAACCAGTAGCTGTACCACCAACTCTTCTTCTTAATAAGCCTCCTTTAGTTGCACTTGAGTCAGTGTTATTTACCTGAAGAGACAATGCATCTGTAGTGAGATCATCTGAACTTAGGGTCAGATTAAATTTTACACTTGTTGCCATTTTTAATTTATTTTAAAAGTTATTATTATTTTAATTTGTCAATTTTATCTTCAATACGTCTTAGATCTTCTTTAATCTCTTCTACATCCTCTTGTGTATTCTCTATTGTTAAACGTATATTTTTATCTTTCATATCAAACTCCATTCTAGTTACATCAGGCTTTGGTGGTTTTGGTAATTCTTTTGCCTCTGCTATATCTGCTTGCAATGCAAACCACATTCCAACAACAGTTGCAATCCCAAATCCTATACCTATCAGTGTCTTAACACTTACCTTAAATGATGTATCTTCATTTAGTTCTTTTGCCATGACTATCTTCTTTTACTAAATCTACCTCCTGGCAAACCACCACCCCGTTTCATCATGCCACCTGAAGAAGACATAATTTCTATTTTCTTTCTTTTTGTGTTTGAACCACCTCTACGTTTAGGTGAGCTTACAGATCCTACCTGTTTCTTTGTTGTTCTAGCACTATTAATCAAATCCATCTTTTGTATTTGAGTTTTTTGCAACTCATTTTGTTGTTGTAATAACATATTTTGCATCTGCATTTGTTGCATTACTCTTGCTAACTCTTGCTGTCTCAAAGCAGCTTCTCGCATTTGCATATCAATCATTGCATTTTGAGTAGCTAATATTGTACTATCACGTCTTGCTGTTCCCTCATCAGAAGCTTGCATCATAGGTCTTTCTTTCATTGATTGCATTTGAGGACCCATAGGCGGAGTTGGACGGCTTTGGTTATCTGTGTTTATACTCATAATAGTACCTTTTTCAGCACCATCCTGAGCTTTATACATTCCTGGTACTCTTTTACCACCGTATCTATATCTTTTATATCTAGCCATAATTTTAATTTTTTATCTTGAACCTCTAGATCTTGATTGAACACTCTTTGAACCTCCTGATCCAGATACTCTAGAACCTTTTCTAACAGAAGATCTTCTTTTTGATCCTGTTTTACCACCTCTTGTTGAACTAAAAAAGTTAGCCAAGTCTTTCTGATACGCAGTTGTTCTTGCTGTATTAGTTGCTGTATCTGCATTTCTTTGTGCAACTGCTGTATTATAATTAGTTAAGTTTGACTGATATGTTCTTTGTGCAGTTAAGTAGTTATTATAATTTGCAAATGCAGCATTAAATTGTGCTATATCTGCTTTAAAAGTTGGGGCTTTAGTATTCCATCCTCCTTTACCATAAGAAAGAGGCGTCTTTCCCTTTCCTAAATAGGCAGGAAAATTAGGACTAGCTATACTACCTGGATTAGCAACTGCTTTAGGTGCTGATGGTGCTTTACCTGGATCTGTAATTTGTAATAAAAGCTTTTGTGGCATTTGTGACCCACTAGGATTTCTTGTTCCTTTAGTTCTTGCAGCCTGTGATGTGCCTGCAACATTTAATGTATCTTGTACAGGTAATATACTAGTCAATGGTGTTGATGAAGTATAAATAGACTTCATTGCATCAACTAACTTTTGTGAATGATTCTTTGCTTGTTTTTTACTCCTCATAATTATATTTTTTTAAGACGTTCATTTTCAGCTTCAAGGAATTTAACTCTTTCTCTTAGTGTTGCAACTTCTTCTGTAAGTTTTATAATACGGAACCTTTGATCATCTTTTTCTTTTGATGACTCAGTAAGAAGAACTTCAAGTCTATTAACTCTTTTCTTTAAATCTTCTTTGTATTCTCCTTGTAAATCCATACTTTTGCTTTTTAATGCTAGCTTGGATTTGTAAAACTTGAAAGCTTCACTACTGCCTAGAACAGTTAACGCTGTAATGATAATAGTGCCTATTAGATTCCAATCCATGATTAATATATATAAATAATTGTTGACCATTTTCACATGGTACACTTATAATATACAAAAAATAATAATAAAACTAAAATAATATGAAGATTAAAAGACATCAAATACTTTTTCAATTTTTACCTAAAACATGCCTGTTTGGCCTGTCTATATCACAATATGAAACTAAGGTTGAAGAATCAAAAGAATGGCATCCTGCTTTTAATATAGAACTAGGATTCATTTTTTTCAAAGTTTCATATGTAAATATTTCAGTATCCTAATTATAATTGGTATATTATAATTACCCTCAAAACTTTACCAGAGGTTTAAACAAACATTAACTTATTAAAAATTAACTGACATGAATTTAAATAATCAAATTCTAAGTGACATTACTGTCCATATGAAATACGCTAAGTACATTCCTGAATTAAAAAGAAGGGAGACTTGGGAAGAGCTTGTGACAAGAAACAAAGCTATGCATATTAAAACTTATCCTGATCTTAAAGAAGAGATAGAGGATGTATATAAATTTGTATATGATAAGAAGATTTTACCTTCTATGAGATCTATGCAGTTTGGTGGTAAACCAATTGAAATAAGTCCTAATAGAATATACAACTGTGCTTACCTTCCTATAGATAGTCTTGATTCTTTTAGTGAGTGTATGTTTCTTCTTCTTGGGGGAACAGGTGTAGGTTATTCTGTTCAAAAACATCATGTTGAAAAGCTACCTCCAATTAATAAACCATATCAAAAAAGAACCAAAAGATATCTTATTGGTGATAGTATTGAAGGTTGGGCTGACGCAGTCAAAGTTTTAGTTAAGTCTTACTTAAATGGTAGATCATCTAAGATAATGTTTGATTTTTCAGATATCAGACCCAAGGGTGCTAGACTTGTTACATCTGGTGGTAAAGCTCCTGGTCCTCAGCCACTTAAGGAATGTTTGTTAAAAGTTGAAGGTATACTAAACGCTAAAGAAGATGGTGATCAGTTAAGTACACTAGAAGTGCATGACATGGTTTGTTACATTGCTGATGCTGTGCTTGCTGGTGGCATTAGACGTGCCGCTCTTATTAGTCTATTTAGTGCTGATGATGATGAAATGATCTCTTGTAAATCTGGATCATGGTGGGAACTTAATCCACAAAGAGGTAGAGCTAATAACTCAGCAGTACTTATGAGACATAAAATTACTAAGTCTTTCTTTATGGACTTATGGAAACGTGTTGAGTTATCTGGTGCAGGTGAGCCTGGTATATACTTTAATAATGACAAGGACTGGGGTACTAATCCATGTTGTGAAATAGCATTAAGACCTTTTCAGTTTTGTAACCTTTGTGAAGTTAATGTATCTACTATAGATTCACAAGAAGATTTAAATGAAAGAGTTAAGGCTGCTTCATTTATTGGAACACTTCAAGCTGGATATACAGACTTTCATTATCTTAGACCTATATGGAAAGAAACTACTGAAAAAGATGCACTAATTGGTGTATCTATGACTGGTATAGGATCTGGTAAAATACTAGGATATGATATGACAGAAGCTGCTAAGATTGTTAATAAAGAAAACTCGCGTATTGCTAAGTTAATTGGGATTAAAAGATCAGCTAGAACAACTACTGTAAAACCTGCTGGTACAACATCATTAACTCTAGGTACTAGCTCTGGTATTCATGCTTGGCATAATGACTATTATGTTAGAAGAATACGTGTAGGTAAAAATGAATCTATTTATACATATCTAGTAAACAATCACCCAGAATTAGTAGAAGACTGTGTATTTCGTGGTCATGATACTGCTGTAATTAGTATACCACAGTCAGCTCCTGAAGGATCTATACTTAGAACAGAGTCTCCTTTTGCACTTCTTGAAAGAATTAAAAAGGTTGCAATGGAATGGGTTAAGCCAGGTCATAGATCTGGAAGTAATACTCATAATGTCTCTGCTACTGTAAGTCTTAAACAAGAAGATTGGGAGATGGCAGGTGAGTGGATGTGGGAGAATAGGGATCATTATAATGGATTATCTGTTTTACCTTATGATGGTGGTTCATATACTCAAGCACCGTTTGAAGATATATCTAAAAGAAAATTCAATCAAATGTTTAAAACACTTATGGATGTTGACTTATCAAAGATAACTGAAAATGATGATAATACAAATTTATCAGGGGAACTTGCTTGTGCGGGAGGTAGCTGTGAAGTCAAATAAATTTACACCATATTTCTATAAAGATCAAGATGGGAATGTAGTCATGACTGCAGCATATCACCTTAAAAGGGGATATTGCTGTGGTAATGGCTGCAAACACTGTCCTTATAAAAAGAAAAATGTTAAGAAATAGTTTATTATTTAACAAACCAATCATTGATAGTGTCATAAGCAGACCATCTATTATACATGTATATAAGAGGTAAAGCATCTGCCCACTCTTTCTTAAGCTTTAAAGTACCTTTACGTCCTGTTCTTTGGTAATAAACTCTGGTATCTTTTGTTATATCATAGTCTTCTTCAAATAATCCATATACACCTAAGTTAGCTAAACCATATTGTCCTGTAGATTTCATAGCTCCAGCTAATTCACCTAATGATCTCATGATTGGAATAGGAGACTTAGCCATCATATACTGCTCTGTTGCACCAATAACCGGGAAGAAAAACATAAATTCTCTAGCTTGTCTATTAAACTGATAAACTAAAGCATTTTCTAATCTTTTTTGTGTTTGACCTTTATCATCATCATCATCATCAAACAAGTTTCCAAGTATCATAGCCATAATAAAACTAGACATAGCAATACCAAAGTCAGCTAAAGTTCTATACATACCTTTTAATTTATTATCAGCTCTTTCTTTTCCAACTTGAAACTCCATCTCTCTTAATGCTTTTCCAATCTGACCCTTTTCTTTTATAATGTAGCCCATCACATTTAAGAATGACTTGTATCTTCCTTCTACCCACCCTAAGTTTTCATTGTAGTACTCTTTTCTAAATCTTGCATCTAAACCAGGAACAACCCACTTATGGAACTGTGCAATTAACTGACCTAACACATGATCTTGAATAACCATTCTATCAGCATATGCATAGTTACCATGAATTTGTTTGTTTACTTCACGGATCTGATTTCTTACATCATACCTAGCTGTTTCATCTAAAAGGCTTTGTGTAACTAGATTACCTTCACTATCTGTTCTTCTTTCACCAAATCTAATTAATTGATCAAAACCTTCTTTTAACTTAACTTCACCAGTTTTACTATTATGCTGCAACGCATCATAATATGACATCTCTTCACCTGTCTGTGAATTTCTTACAGTTGTAGACATCATGATAGCCATACCTACTTTAGTCTGTACATTATATTCAGCCATATCTTGGAACATATAAGCTGCTGACCATGCTGCACTTTTTATATCTTGTGCACCTTCTCTACTTTGCTCACGTATATCAGCCTTTTCATCCATCATTCTCATGTAATTAGCAATAGCTTCATACTTACTTCTAGGTATATATTTTTTATAACCATCTCCACCAACAACGGGGGCCCAAGTAGATGAGTCACCAAGACTTGTCATCATAAGGGGTATAGATTTATTGTATTCCATTTCTGCTCTAGCATATGCTGTTCTATCATAATATCTACCACCTGCAACCTCAACCATATTATTAAGCCTACCCATAGCATAGTTGTTGATATTACCAAACCAGTTAAGACCTACATATGTTAAAGATGTATATGATACTAAACCTCTAGCCATCTTTTCCATCCAACCTTGTGTCTTTCTACTATTATCTAGATAGACCATATTGACCCACTTTTTAGCTCTTTTAACAATGTTAGAATCTTTACCTTGACCAACTTCTTCTGTTTGACCTTTACCCACAGCATTTCTTAAACTTCCAACAATACCAACAAAACCTTCTTTAGTGTATCTTCTATTCTCCATAGTCTTTATAATAGCAGCTACACTATTTTTAATTTCTGACATAGTTTCATAGTTCTGTGCCATTCCATTAAATAGTAAAAGATTCTTGGCCATGTCTTGACTTAGTTCTTTTTTACTAGGAGCACTTTGTACGCTGTTTCTTTCTGCAACTAATTCAGTCTTCTTTTCTTTATAAGCATCAAGTTTAATCTTTTTGTTTGCAAAATCTTGTTCTAGTGCAGCTAACTCATCATTAATAGCTTTTAACTTTCTTTCATCTTGAGTATTTCCTACATAAAAAATTGGTAGAGTATCTTCTATAAAATTACCGTTTTCATCAGCAACAACTTTTTCTACACGTAATGTAGTACTAAAAAAGTTTTTTATTCCTTGAGAAGCAGTAGATGTTAATTTACCAACAAGACCACCCTCTCTTCTAACTTCATTAAAAAAGTTTTCTCTGATTGTTAGTGAGTTACCTAACATCTTAGCTTGTATAGATTGTGGAAGTTTTCTAAGAAGATCTTCCTCAAACAATCTTATATACATTAAATAAAATTCTTTTTGAGCAACTGCAAGTGAGTCATTAGGATTAGGATTCATAAGCTTTTCATACTTATCACTAACCATTCTATCTCCATTTCTTGCTACATCTCTAACTTCTACAAACTGAGACTTAACAAATCCAATACCGCCTCCATCATATCCAGAGTCCTGTCTTTTTACAACCCCAGTAGGTCTTCCATCTGCATCTTTATCAATATAGTTTCCTGGTGCAAGATTATGATACTTATCTAAAAACTCTCTTCTTTGTCTTTTACTAGCACTAGCTTTAAATTTCCAACGTCCATTTTCTTTATTAGCAAATAATGAGAAGTACATAAGCTTCTCTCTTGCATCTTTATATTCTTTAGTGTATCTATGAAAATCACCATCTTGTGGTGCACCATCTATAACTCTTTCTCCTCGCATAAAGTCTGCATATGCTTTTCTTTGATCATAAAGTTTTTTATTATATGCTAGCTCTTCATCCGTATAGTCTTCTAGATTATCTTTATAAACATAAGGATCTTTAAATATGGATTCACCTTGATCATTATATCTTAATGTTGACCACTGAGCTTCATACTTCTGACCTATTCTTTTTACATATGTTCCTGTAAAGTTTCCGTCCTTATCATAGTTAAGCATAAAACTATAATCCACTTTACCACCCGGTGATAACTTAGCTAGTTTACTAGCTCTTCTTCTAATCTCATCTGCTCTTTCTTCAGCTAAATCAAGTGTTTTTTGTACCTGTCTTTTATATATTTTGTCTAATAACTGTGATAATGGATCAGGACTTGTTGCTAAATCACTAACACCAAACCTTGTTGTACTTATATCAGCAATAGGAGTGTCATGAGTTGTAATAATATTTCTTATATCTTCCTCTGTTAGATTTGCATTAGTTGTGTTTGTTCTAAACAATTCTAAAGTATAGTTTGTTATACCAGCATTAATAAGACCTTTATTTGTATATGCCCCCTCACCTAAAACTTGATCAAGAAGAGTTCTTAGCTGATCTCTTAGCTGTTGAGACCTATTACCAAGAGGTGCACCTTTTGGATTTGATATAATATCAATACCTCTATATGCTTTTGCAACACCCTCCATTGCAAATATTCTATCTATATATCTTGTTGTACCTTGTTCTTTAGGATCATTAATATAGTTTATAAAATCCTGAATTTCATCAACAGATCTTTGCAGTAGCTCATCATATATAACATCAGATGTACCTAACATTCTAGCTGTTTGGATATCATTTATAGCTTTATCCATAGCCTTAATGATTTGCTCTACATCTTCAGTTTGCTGACCTCTATCTTGTAATCTTTCTAATACCTCTTTTTGAGATACAAGCTTTACTTGATAACTCTTGAGTGTATCATCTTTAATCTTGTACATATCAGTTTCAGTATATGCACCATCTGGTTGTTGATCTTCTTCATTTAATTTATTTGTGTCAGCTTGATCTGCTCTTTCTTCTTTAGCAAATGCATCTTCATTCATAGGTACCACCTGATCAACAAAGTGACCCATCTGAGATGGATTATGATATGTTGTACCCTCTACTCTAAAGTTTGAAACTTTCTTCCCAGATAAATCAACTTTAATATGTATTGTTTGTGAGTCAGTACTAACTTCATAACCCATATTTTGAAGTATTCTTCTATATGTATTTACTTGTAAATTATGTTGTGTCTTTGTAGTAAACTTTTGCTGATCATTCTTTGATGCATCTGGATCATAAAATTTACTACCCTCATTTACAGGGTACTTTCTATTACCATACTGGTCATCCTTTATAGAGTTCTTGCTTGTTTTAAGATCTACAATAGTAAGTGTCCCATCATTATGTACAACAAGTAAATCAATTGTACCGGCTATTGATGTTCCTGCATCAGCTATTACAACTTGTGGTATCACAACAGAGCCTTGATCTCTATACATAGTTAGCATAGTTTGTATTTGATCTACAGCTCTAACTACTTGGTCAGCCTTAAGCACTTTCATTTTACTTGTAAGTGATTCTATATCAGCCTCCTCACCTATAGGCATTACAGCTAGATACTCCATAATTGAATCAAAGTCATCACCTATCTCTCTGTTAATCTTATATTTATTCTCAGGATCATTTAAATTACCCTTGATCATGCCAGTAACAGAGCTAAACTGCTCACCCGTCTCTACATTAACGTATGTATGATCTTCTTTGTTTAGTATAACTAAAGGTGTCTCAGTTCCAGTTAGTGTACTTCCTACAGTAAAATCCTCAAAGTTCTCTTTATTCTCTATATTCTCACCGGTTAGTTCTGCTATCCTTTGTTCTTGCACATCTGTTGTAGCCTGATTTTTTAATTCTTTTACCTGTGCTTTTCTTTCTGGTGTAAGAGAAAATTTAACTCTACTATCTGAACTAACAGATGATCTGTCAAACCTAAACTCAAGTGCATCATTGTTTAAGAGCTTTGCTAAGCTAGATAATGTATTATCTGATCTTAACATATTAGCTTTTACAGGAACTCTTTTACCTTGTAAATACAAGCTCATATCTTGAATAACATCAAGTATAAATCTCAATAGCTCAGATAGTTTTTGTTTCCATGACAGGGTAGGTCTTTCTTCATATTCTTTATTGAAGTGTCTAGATAAAGCCTGAGTGACTAGCTCAACATCTCTATCTTGATTTGTAAATCCTCTTCTAGATGTATATGTACCATCTATTTGTAACTTTAATTGAGGAAACATTTTCTTAGCTTCTGCTAAGAGACTATTAAATAATGCTGGCTTCTGTAACATTACCGCATCTATAAATGGATGAAGTACTTCTTCTACTGCTGTGTCAGCATTAACCCTTCCTTTAATAATGTATGCCACACCGTTGACATAGTAGCTTCGTAAACTATCAAAACCAACACCTCTTCTTTGATATGATTTTAATGAGTCATAATATTCCCTTGCTTCTTTTACACTAGCTACTCTAATATCTAGCTGAGGAAATATACCTTGCATGTGATTTACTATATCTAGTATGTGTGTTTTATTTTTATTATTATTTTGAGATATAATATCCTGTGGTGCAAATATTACAGGATTCATAGTAACTTTATATGTGTTCTCTGTTCTTGTAATGTTTACAGAGTCTCTAGATATATTCCAGAAATCAAGTAAGTTTAAAAGTTTTAATCTATTATTCTCAGCTACCCTCCTATCAATCCTTTCTATTTGTCCTTTCTCAGTTACATTTACATAATACTCACCGTTGTATTTACTAATCAAACCTGCATTATCTAGATTAGATAATATAGCATCAGCATACTGCTTTTGCTTAAGAGAAAATTTAACTCTTTCATTTGCAATATACTTTTCTGCTTGAAATATAGTAGGAAAATTATCTGATTTTGTACTCTTTTGCCATCTATCAATAATATTATCTACCAATATTTGATCACCATACTTACCCTCTAGGGCTTTATACTCTGCTGTATTTCTGTTAAAACACTTTGCCATAATTATCTACATTTTTTAAGCCTGTCCATAAACTCTTCTTGAGATACAGGAACAATTGCATTTGTGGTTTTATATCTTTCTATTGCTGATTCTGCACTAGTAATATTTTGATTCTCTGACAATGCACTTTTTTCTTCAGAAGTTAAATCATTCCATGCATTTTCTATGGTAGAGTAATCAGCATTAGGATCTTCTTTTACTTGAACCTTAATACTATTTCCAGTAGTATCTACATTTATATTTTCATCTAACTGCTCTGTATTATTCTCACTCATCTCTTGGATTTTCTCTAGCTTAGACTTTTCTTTATCTTGTTTAGTTTCTGCCATTATCTTTTTTAAATCCTGCTTGCTAACTGTTATTTGCACAGAGTCATTAGTTGCCTCAGTAATAACACCCTTCATACCCATACCTACTGGATCTTTGCTTGCTGCTCCTGCTATTTTGTCCATAGCATTTTCATTTGTATCAATAGCAGAATCTCTATTTTCTTTTTTCTCTTGTAAATATTCATATGTTGATCTATCACCATGAATAAATCCAGCATCATACTGCTGCATAGATCCGTCTGGTTTTACCTCTTCGTATGTAGCTTTAAGTCCATATGCAATATCTTCTTCTGCAAAGTTAATAGTATCTGTATAATTACCAAACTCTTTTGGTGTATATAAATACTTAAGAACAAATGTTCTAACATCTTTCTTTGTTCTACTGCCTGGAGTTTGATTTGCTACACTTACATCCATTTTTATCTCTTGAGGAAAACCTATAAGCTCCACTGTTTGTGATCCTCCTTTACGTATAATGTTTACAGACTTAGTAGGAGTAAGACCTCCACGCAATGCCGCTTTAATATTCTTAGTGTTTCTTTCTCTTCTTTTAGCAACAACAAAGTCTACATTCTGATACTTGCCTTTCTTTCTTTTTTCTTTCTTAGAAAAACTTTCTTTATGGTTAGTATTCATTTCAATAGTCCAAGTTAAATCTTCTTGCTGCTGTAATAATATAGGTTTAGTATTTCTATTTATAGCTTTCTTTCTATTTTTCTTAAATGGTATAACTTGAGATGTTATTCGTTTACCAACTTTTCTTTTTACATTTTGTAAAAAATAAATGTTACCTCTAGAATTAGAATACCCTTCTATCCATTCTCTTAGTAATCCATCTCTTGTTTCTCCAAACAATGAAACAAACTGACCATCAGAGATATTTTGATTATTAAATAAATCTGTAACGTTGCCAGAAACATTAAGTATATCATCTAATAATGGTACAGGTATTATATCTATAAATGTGTCTCTTTCATAAGTAAGTCCATCTTTTAAAATTAAATAATGTATTAAATGCCTTACATCTTCTCTTAATTGAGGCATTGCATATAAATCTCTCAATCCATTTTGTAAGTTAGTAATCTGTGCACTATTTAAACTAGTCCAAGTTTTACCCTTTACCATATTAATCATTGCTTTATTTGTAGGATTCTTTGTATCTACTTTAGCTACAAACTCCATAAAAGCATTTGATTTTTGTTCTTGTTTTAATACAGTTCTGATATTATCAATAACGGAGTTTATAGTTATTGGGCCAGCAAACTCATCATAAATAAATCCATTGTTTAATGAAACTGCTAGCTTTGATAAACCTTTATCATTTAAAGCTTTCATGTATGCCTTTATAATAAAGAAACTTAAAAGATTTTTATCTACTTTATTTGTTTCAATATAAGGTAAATTCTGTTTTGTAACATTTCTAAACTTTTCAAAGGTTGGAGACATTGTAACAAATATAGCTGGCATACTTTGTTTTAAATTTTCTAATATAGTAGCATATCTACCTTGGAAAGTTTTATCTTTCTTAAATAAGAATCTTACATCAAAAGGAATTGTAGTATCTTTTTCAAAAGTTTTATCGTTCATAAAGACACCAATATCTGTCATATCATTAAATGCTTTAGAAATATCATCTATAGAGCTAAAGTCAAATGATGTATTTGTAGATAGAACTTGTAAAGTTTGTAGTTTATTGCTTAATGAATATGCATTTCTAAATAAATATAATATTGATAGCTTTTCTATATTATCTACAGCCTCTGAACTTTGAATTTCATCAACTAATAAATCAGTTGTAACTTGAGTTTCAAAAGCTAACTTCTTAGCATCATCATTTAAATCCTCTAAATTACCAATTTCATTAGCAAGTAAACTACCAACAGTACCTTCACCAGCTTCTGCACGTGCATATATATCACGTACGGTAGGTTGATTTACAAGTAGTATTGCCGTCTTAAGATCCACACCCAAACTAACAAGACCAACTGTAATTCCTAAAGCGTTTCTGTTTAAACCAAGTTTACCCAAAAGTCTTTCTTTGGCATTATCTGTTGCAGCTGTTACTAGTGCAGATATAATAAATTGTTTTCTATCACCACTAATTATAGGTCTGCCTGTATTTGGATCTATAATATAATCACCTTTAAATGATCTATAATTATATCCATTTACTTCTATATTACCCCCACGTATAAGTTCTTCTCTAACATTTTGAGATCTAAGACTTACATTATACTCTTTTAAAATATTAACAATAATATTAGGTAATACTGCTGCACCAATAGCACCCGCTCCAGCTTTATTATTTACCCATGATCTGTACATTCCTACAGGACTTTCAATAATAACACCATCTTCTCTTGTTAGTTCAGCTAGCTCAGGTAATAAAGCTTCTGTTTCTTTAGTTCCTAGTAGTTCATTTGCAACTTCTATAACAGGATCTAATACTGCAGGTTCGTAAGCAACTCCAACGGGTCTATCAAACTTACCTTCTGTCATACTATTATTACCTAACAATATATACTTTAGATCTAATGCTTGATTGCTTTGTGCTGCTGTATACGGTAGTCTATTAAATTTATTTTTATACTGTTCAAACTCTTGTTTTGTAACAGGTAATTCTAATATTTTTAATGCACCCACTATACCTTCTGATGGTAATGATAAATCATCAACAGTTGCAGGATCTGTTATTCTGCCTCTAGACTTCCATAAGTCTAATGCATAATTCATAGATGTTCCCTTTTTCTTAGCATCAGCTATCATGTAGTCTAAGTACTCTTGATACTGCTGATTTACATTTTCTGTTGCACCATATTCAATAAACTCTCCATCCTTCATATAAAACTCTTTCATATGAGTATAAAGTTTATCAATATCAAAGTCAGCTCCTGATATTTCAACTAACTCAGTTGGGAACATTGCAGATGATCCATATTCTACCGGTAAGAAATCTACTACCTTTAAGTTTATAGCTGAGTGCTTATCCTGTGAAGGTATACGCACACCAAACATTTTAGCAATTACATCTGGCAAAGCTTCTCCAGATTTTACTTTTGATAATCTTGAGTCCCATGCAGGCATTGCTGTTTCAGAATAAACAAGACCAGTTTCATTACCATCTTTATCATACTCCTTAACGTTCATTCTTAACTCATCAAGATATATATCCCCTACTTTTAAACCAGAGAATGTTCTTTCATCTTTATTATCATAATCTGTTTTAGCTAATTCTTCTCTATTCTTTAAGTAGTCTTCTCTTCTTATTACTTCCCATCTTATTGGTTGACCTGTCTCAGGATCAATAGCTAATGCCTTCTTGTAAAACTTCTTACCAAAGTTAGATACAAGTGCAAAGCTCTCTCCATTTACTCTTTCAGATAACTCCCCTTTAGAAAAGAATGCTAAAAATAATTGTTGAAATTTATTTTGAGTTATAGGATTATTTAAATCATACTTTTGTGCACCTGTTTCATCAAGTTCAAATAACTCCATAAACTGAGGGCTTGCTGCAGAAGCAGCTAATGCAGACTGCGCATACTTTAAAAATGCACTTAAATCTACAGTAACTTCACCTAGCTCTATACTATCTTGAAGCTCGTCTTGTGCTTTTTGGTAATCAAATATAAGGTTACGTCTTTGTAGATATTTAATTTCTACTCTATCACCTATTGTTTTATTATATAAAGCTCTTACATCACCCAAAGACATTTCTTGATTACCAACTCTTACTCTAAGGCTATTGTCTTGCTCACTTGTAATAAGTTGCTTTATCTGTGTAGGATCACTAATAGTACCTTTATTTGAAGGTGTTATCTGCTGCAATCTCATATACTTAGCAGACAGATCAGTTACATAACCACTATTAAGAAAATCATCATACTGTGCATCATCATTTAAATTAAAACCAGGGTTCAAAATAACCTCTTTAGGCACAACATTTTTCTTTGCTGCTTTAGATGCAGAAGCAGGTAAGGCAACTGATATAGTGTCTATACCTTTTTCTTCTACAGATTCCATTGCAACTCTTAAGTTATGCAACTCTACTGCATCAGGTAATGCTGTCTCAAAGTTTGTTTCTGGATCAGAAGTTAATCTCTTTGATAAGACAAAAGCAGACATCTTTAAGAACACCTCACCGTCAAAATACACAAACTTTTTAGAGTTCATTATACCACCTAATGCTTTATAGCCTGCTTCATTTACACCAGCACCATAAAACTCAGATAAAGAAATATTTTCTCCTGCATCAACTTTATCCATTATTCTAGCTTGTGCAGAAGTTAGACTACCTATACCAAACATTAAATATCTAAATGCTTTAGATGTATAATACATCTGAGCATCTGTAGATGTAACTGGTTTGTCATCTGTTGGAGTTCTACCAAATCTTGCAGGTACATCTATATCTTCAAAAGTTATTAAGCTTATATGATTAACTGCATGATTTATACCTAAACCGGATTTAATACTACCATCTTCTCTAAATACATATGGAGCACTAATAAAACTTTGTGCACTTGGACCAGCCGCATTTAAAGCTTTTGCTCTTTTAATTTCATCTACAGAGTCTTTAAATAATCTAGACGGATCTTGTAAAAGCACTTGTTTAAATAATGTTCTATTTAACCAATCATTATAAAATATTTGCTTAAGGTTATGATTGTCAGGATTATTAGCAATAAGATTTAATTTGCTTGCTGACTTTGCTGCATTACCTTTTGTTTGACCCTTGCTTGTCTTAAGCACACTAATAAGTCTTTGATCAACAAATTCTAAAGTCTTATTGTTTTGCAATATTGTTAAATGCTCTTCAAACTCTTGATTTAATCTCTGCAAAATAAGATCTCTTACACTAACTCCAAGATCTGCTTCTATCTGAGCCTTTGCTTCTTCATACGTAAAGTCCTCAGATTCATTAGCGGCCCTTTCTAATAAATCTATTACTTGATCATTAATATCTTTTTGTTCTGTTGGTGTTTGATCTACAACTTCTACGGCTCCTGTTATTTCAAACATAGCTTCTGTAATAGCTGTAGGTTTTTGTACTAACACTATATTTTCAGTAGTACTTCCCTTTAACCAGTTTTGTAATGCTTTAGTTCTTGTAAAATAGTCTACATCACCTAATGTTACTTTATACTTATTATTATTAGTTTTAACATTAGTCATGTCATTACCAAGTAACTTTTGCAACTGTGTTATTGTATAATCACTTGAATCAATAACACCTATATTAGTAAATATATACTTTTCATCACTTAAAGTCTTATCACCTACAGTATTAATAGAACCATAAATATCAGTACCTGTTCTTAAATTAAGCTTAGCAACAGTTGCTGGTTTCATTATAATTAATTGTTGTGACCCTTCTTCTAGATTTTCTATATTAGATCTTACTGATGCTGGTACACCAACACTTTGATTTACGCCAAGAGCATTTAGCTTCTTAACTACTGTTTTACTTTTGCTTAATAAATTCTTACCATTATATAATCTATAAGCTCTACCAGAATCACTATCATTATATCCTAATATTTCATCTTCTGTGTATCCTTGCTTTTGGAATCTTTCACGGTTTATTCTTTCTAGCTCAGCTTTAATAACAGCATCCTCAAACTTATCTATTGTTTCTTGGGTTACTGTTGATTTACCAGCCTTGTACTCTACTGTCATAAGAACAGGTAATGGTACAAAGTCTGCAGTATTAGATTCAGATATAACTGTAAGATTATTTAATGATGTTACATACTTTTTAGTTTTACCATCTTCATCTATATATTCTGATTCTGTAACTTCACCTGTTGCATTATTAAATGCAGATAAATATAAATTAATAGCTAATGCTTGAAACTCTCTACCTGATACAGAGCCAAAACTTTTATTATTATCACTTGCACCAAGTTTATTATTAGCTTTATAATTACCATTATCATCAGCTTCTAATGATGTATATTTAACACCACCCATTCTAGCAACCCTTAGCTTACCACTTACCACCAATGCTCTAAATCTAGGATCAGTAAGCATTGCATTAGTTGTCATAAATGGATTAGTTAACATTTCATCTAGTGCATCTTCTGTATTTAATTCTGCTACTTTTTCTAAGTTATATGTTGGCATTTGATGTGCATAGATAAGTTTACCTTCTGCATTTCTAAATACTGTTGAGCCTACTGTAGAGTCAAATATTGCATTTAACTGGGCTAACTTTTTAATTCTAAATTTAACATCAGTACCTGTAGAAGATTCATTATCATTATCATCAATGTCCTCTTCCGTCATGTCATAATAAAGATTAGCTTTTGCTCTACCATCTTTTGTTCTACCATGAGCATCTACAGCTGATTTAATCTCTTGTACATCTTCAATACCAAATAAAGTAGAAGTATTTGGTGCAAATAGCTTAACAAACTTTCTTTGCTCTGCTGTTTTATTAGGCACACCTTCATTTAGTATAATAAATTTAACAGTTGCTGGTGCAAGCTTCATACCTAATTTATTAAATAGGGCATCTGATATTTCTCTTGAAACCTTTTCTAATTCTGCATTTGTAACAGAATCTTTATTACTATAGAACTCTATTCTTCCAAGAACAGCTGATGCAGCATTTTTTGTTGATTGATCATCATTTAATTTATTCACTAAAACAGAGTAATGATCTTGCCAGTTATCTATTTGTGTAGATGCATCATCTCTAGATGTTGACTTAAATATATTTACAACACCAGCATCTTGATCAACTTCCAATTGATAGTAATCAGATCTTAACTGTGTAAATCCTTTTAGTATAGATTGGAAAAATCCTTGGCTTCTTATCTGCTCAGCATTATAATTACCAGCAGTAAAATCTTCTACTGACTTATCTGATAAATTAAACTTAGCAAATAAATCTCCTATTGCAGCTCTAGTATCATCGTTCTCATTTTCAAAATACTTTAATCTAGCAAGCATTTGATTAGGGTCAGTAATACCTGCTAAAGCTTTCATAAATGTATTATAAATATTTACATAGTTAACAGGTGTAAGAACTTGCTTCTCTGTTACAGGATCTTTTATACTTTTAAATCTTGTTGCAAAAAATATACGGATACCCTTACTAAGTGATTTAGATCCACCAATTTCATTTGCAGACGCTTCAAAGTCTTCATCATTTTTAAGTGATGTATCTAGTGCTGCTGTATTTCTATCTAGTATAATCTCAGCATCTTCTATTTGAGTATCAAATAAATTTAAAAAGTCTGATACACTCTTCTTTACATCTTCTTTATATGTTTTTAATCCTTCATATCTTTCCTCTAATAAATCTAACTGAGGATCACTTAAGGTTTCTGCATAAATTAGTTCTCCATTCTCTTCTCTTGCAGGATTCTGTTCTTCTATATATTCATCTATTATTCTTAATAATAACTGATTAGAATTATACTTACCATCAAAGTCTTTTGCTTTTGTTAACTCTTCCTGAGCCTCAAAAAATCTAGCAGTTATAGTTCCTACAACTAACTCAGTTTCTTGCTGTGTAAAATAGTTATTAATATAATAGATTTCACTATCTTCTGATCTAGGTAATAATCTTGTCTTTGGTATAGGATCACCTTTACGTATTGCAAATGCCATACTAGTAGATGCACCAGTTTGTTCTAATACAGCTGAATCTAATGCAGAAACTGTAAATCTATTATTTTGAATTGGTGCTGATCTATACTTACCACTATCTATATCATTAAATAATCCTTGTATATCTCCCTTACTGTATGATAAAAACAGATCTTTAATAAAATCAATTATACGCTGGAAAAAACTTTTAACTTCAGGATCAACTATTGCACTTTTAGGATCAGCTTTAAAAGCCTCAAACTGATCAGCTAAATACTCTTCATGAATAACTTCATTTAATTCTTCATTTGTCATGTCAGAATATGTCTGAGATAATGTTCTCATATACTCTCTTGCCTCTGCCATAGATGTTACAAAAGTATTATTATCTATTTCATAACCTCCTGCATTCATCAATCTTCTAACTTGATCACTTGCAGATCTTAGATATCTTTTAATCTCTGCTTCAGTTAACATCATTCTAAACACTGCATGAAATGCTTCATGGTATCTAAAACCTGTCTGTTTACCAACATAAACAGTACCAGCTAAACCTTGTATACCTTTAGATATTTTACCAACCTCTATAGCAAATGCACCTAATGTAATACCCTTGCTAATAAGTCTTCTACCTAAGTCATCTATACTTTTAATTCTAATATAATCTGGTAAATTATCATTAGCCCACTTAATAAACTCATTAATCTCTTCAACATTTCTGCCATCAAAATTATCTAATGTAATCTTACCTATTAAACCTTCCTTAAGTTTTTTAATTTCACTCTCAAGCTTTTTAACTCCAGGACTATATTTTACAGCGTTTCTAGCTTGTAATCTATATTGTCCTTTAGTTTGTCCAGGATTCTCCTTCTTAAATTGTTCTGTAAATTGATTTATTAATTTTTGTTTTAGTAACTTGAGTTCTTTTTCTTTATTAACAATCTTTTTAGCTAAGTCTTCATTACCATATTCTGCCTGCACTCCATCTTCATCTTTCTCTAATGCTCCTTCTATTGTAGAAGTTTCTGTTGCTAATGCTAAATCTATACCTGATTTCTCTTTGTATGCTTCAGCTATATCTTTTTCAATCTGTGTTAACTCATCAAATCCAACATCATTAATCTTTTGTCTTATACCTTCTATAATCTCTTCTGGTATATTTTCAAAGTCATTCTCTAATAAATCATTATATATTTCTTGAGTTGTAGGTTGAGGTGCATTATTGTCATCATCTACAGTTTCTGATGTTGTATCTACATCATTTACTGCATTAATGTTATTCATAGACTGCTTAATCCTATCTTCATTTGTATAGTTTAAATCAACCATCTGACCCCATCTTAAACTTGGAATTATATTAGCAGATAAACCAATACCTTCTAGATCAGATACATCAGATAAGTTTCTTGGTAGATTAGGAACAAAGCTTTGATCATTTAATTTTATTTTAAATTTAGCTCCCTTAGCATCTTTAGATTTATTAATCCTGTTATTAATAATTGTAGCTAAACCATTTAAATCTGAAATCTCATTTAAATCTTCTATATTTAAATATTCTGTAATAGTAATATCATTATTCTTTACAGTAATTTCTAAACCACCTCTTTTGTTAAATCTCATAAAGACATTTGTACCAGGTGCACCAGTTTGAATATAAAAGTTTAATTCTTTTAGTTTAGCACTAGCCTGATCACCAATTTCTTCAGGATCAAATTTATCTGTCTTTGATTTAAATTTACCTTTATCATCTTTAACTTCTGATAAAAGTTCTTCTTGTATACCTTTAATATCTGTTACAATCTGCTTTCCGTCTTCTGCTGATATAGCATCTAATTTAATTTCAAAGTATGCTATTGTACCATTAGGCATAGTCACAAACTGCACATACCTACCCATACCTAACTCACCAATATTATTAAAACCATCTTTTTGTAACTGATTAAATATCTTCAATTGTATATCTTGCTCTTCTCTAGATCCTGGTTCTAAATTTTTAGATGGTACCAAAGTTGCTCTTCTTACACCTTTCTCATCTTTTCTTGTATCATATATAATTGTATAGCTACCATTTTCAGTTGAGAAAGTGCTAGACTCTAAATCCTCATATGGTGTTGATGCTGTCTTACCACCTTTAAGAACAGGATTACCATTTGCATTAACTCTCCAACCATGGTAACCAGGTGTAATATTTAACTCTACATTATTAAGATCCTTAATATCTACTTTTGCATTTTCTTTATTACCTAAAACTTTTTCTAGCTCTTGTGTAATTAATAACGCTTTAGTATAATTTCTTCTTACAGATGCTGCTAGCTCTTCTGCACTCTGACCTCTATTCTTAATAAATAATTTTTCTGCTTGTTCTGCTGTTATCTTAGTTCCATCTATTCTGGTACCATCAGTATCAAATAATAATGTATTTGTAAGGCCTACCATAATACCTACAGGTTTACCTTGATATATTATTGTTATTTGATATTTATTTTGTCCATACTTAAGTTGATTATTCTCTGTATAGCCTGCTGTTGTACTAAACTTTTTACTGTTAGACTGATCTTCTTGATAGTCTGGATTTCTTTCAATAAGAAGTTCTAGATTTTCTGTACTATCAACAGGTATAGTTCTTAATAGTTGTTCAAACACATCATCCTGCTCATAATTAATATCATCAAATTTGCCATGTAAAAAGAATCCAGGCTTAACCTTTATGCCATTAAAAGGGATTATAGTAATAGGTTGGAACTGAGAAACCTTAGTTGTAAGTGAACCAACAAGATCTACATCTTCTTCTTTTACCTTTTTAAATCCTTCTTTTGTATAATCTGCTTCAGTAATATATCTTCTACCGTCTTCTCCTTTCTTTTTGTTTGCATTATTAACAGGTACTAAAAATAAATTTTTAAACTTAGACACCATCTTTGGAGTAGATCTAATTAGATATTTATTACCTGAACTGTCTTCTATAATATCATTACTATTAAATTCTATTCCGTTAAATGTAAATGAACCAGATTTACTTATATTATTTTTATACCAAGTAAAAGCTTTCCTTGCTCTCTTTTCTAAATTTTTAGTAGTTTCTTTTGGTAATAGTGCATAACCTTCTGATATATACTTTCCATCTTGATCTAAAGATTTAAATTTATTGTATAAATTATTACCTTTACCATCTACAATAGTATATACAACTTCTGGTTTACCTTCTTCATTAACAGTAGTTGTCTTAATAAGATTTATTCCTAAAGTATCATCTGATACAACAACTTCTTCTGTTGCATCCAGCTTGTCTTTTGCAATAGTTCCTTTACCAGCAAACTCTGGTGATACATCAGAATAATCTACATCATTCTTTGTAAGTATACCATTTGTTCCAACAATAAGGGGATTCCTTTGGTTAGCTTTTAACCAGTCATCCATTGTAGGAAATTTAGTTTTATCTATATTCTCATCATTTTGATAATACTGATCTAACTCATACCTAGATTTAATTATATTTTTACCACCCTGTGCAGAAGCTGCCCACTGGTTTAATGACATAAACGGTCCATCATTTACAGTATAAGATGCTTTGTACTGTGCATATAACTTATTAATAATCTCTTGAGTATTTTTATCTTTCTTGTAAAATTGCTGATACTTACTTCTACCTACAACACTTTCAAAATCTGGCTCAGCAGATGTATCTTCTTCTTGTGTTGCTTCAGCTTGAGTTGTTTCTCTTTTTGCATCTTTAGATTCTGCAGTTTCTACTGATTGAGATTTTTTAAGATCCTCAATTCTAGATATTATTCTTTTAAACAAAGCTGGGTCAGACAGTTGTGTAACTTGCCCTTCTTCTGTATAATACTGTGTAGGGATTATACCTCTTTCTAAGAATAGTATTGTTTCATCTGGATCAGGTTGTACACCATCTTCTTCTGCTAATGTTTGCAACCATTGTATACGTATTCTTTTATCTGTATATCTTTTTAATCTAAGTGTTTGATTATTTTTATCTGTATACTTTTTATATACATCTCCCATTATAGATGCAATCCTATCAATATATTCATTCATATATTCAGGATTCATTATAGTCATATGAGCTCTATAATAATCACCAGCTCTACCTTTTAGATAACTATGATCTATAATATCTATTATAGTTTTTCTTAAATCTTTACCTTCAAGTAGCTCACCTTTAGTATCAGCAACATAAGCAATATAATCTATCATTGCTTTTTCTAAACCAGATGATTTAATTTTTCTTCTGTCAAATCTACCAACTGTTCTTGTTGCACCAGGCTTTCCTTTAGCACCAAACACAGGTCTGCCTTCTTCATCTATACCAACAATATCTTGAAATGCTAAACCTTCACTTACTATAGCATTTTCTGGATTGTCTAAAATTTCTTGTATGTTAGAAAGTAGCTCAAATCTTTTCTTCTTATCAGCAATTAATTCTTTTTCTTTTTTAGTTGTTCCAACTTTATTACTCTCTTCTTCAAGTAATGCTAACTCTTTTACTAGTTTGGTAGGATCTGTTAGAATGTCTATATCTAATGCGTTCAAAGATTTAAGTGCATCTATATTGGATAATTTTTCATATATTTCTTTAGATCTAATTAATGATGTCTGAAAAGTATTTTTAGTGTATAAAGCCATCATTCTTGCATGATTAAATGCTGCAGCTTTTATAACTTCTTCTTGATATTCTCTTGAACCTTTATCAAATCTACTTGGGTTAAATGGATTTACAAATTCTGAATTAAATTGATCATAGTTTTCTTGAACTTCTTTTGCTCTATCTTCAAACTTATTTAATCTTTTTCTTAGTGTTTCTGCTTTAGAATTAGGAGCTGAATCTTTGAATGCTTCTTTAAGAGTTTTGTCATCCATCTTTTTCATATCAGCTAACATATCTCTAAAGTGCCCCATCTTACCCAATGCTGCTGCTGTTTCTAATGCACCAAATATTGCATTATCTTGAGAATCAAAGAAACTTAATAAGTCAGTGATATCAGCAGAATCAAACATTGCTTGATTAAATGCTTTTTGTTGTAATGCATTTAGTTTAGTTTTATCAAAAAACTTAGCTGGATCAGAATATATATCATTAAGTACTTTTACAGCTTTTTCTACAGCTGCATTTTTTTCTGCAACAAATTCATCCCACTTACCATCCTTCATGTACTTACTATATCCTTTCTTAAATATATTAGGTACATTATTAAATAAAAATCTTTGAGGACCTTGAACCATACCACCCATTAAGAATCCTGACATAAATACTTTAAACCCTTCACCGCTCATTTGTGATCCAACACCTCTTTTAATTGCAGCATTAATATCAACAGCAGGGTTTCTATGTAATATATCTGTTCCTAAAAATGTTCTTCTAGCATTATGATAATTTTCTGTCATGTCAACTAATTGCATGTCTAAGTCAGCTGCCATGTCTAAAGAATATAAACCATCATAATATGACGTTACACCTTTAGCTGTAGCTTCTTGTGCAAGTTCTTGAATACCTTCTGCAAAATTTGCAGTTGAGTATGTTAATCCTGCTGCTGCAGCATGTTTTAGAGTTCCCCCTACACCAGCTTGATACATTTTTCTAAATGTATTTCCTATCAACCAATCTTCACCAAGATCTTTAAAACCTGTTTTACCTCCTTGAAAGAATATTCTACCAAAAGGACCACTTAATGAATTTTGTATTTGCTTAGCTAACGGTTGAAAACCTCTCATAGCTGTTCCTAACACTAACTTATTAGAAAAGAAAATGATTGGAAAATTGATCATCTGAGTTGTAAATGCAGCTTGCCTTGCATCAGCACTAATCATATTTAACTGCTCCATTGATGGAGCGTTATTATTGTTGTACTTATATATATCAGCATACAAATTATCTCTCATCTCCATCTCAACAAGACCACCTTCCATCTTAGACTCTGCCCAAGCTAAATTTACATTTCTAACATCTCTATAAAAATCTCCTAATAGTATAGAACCTTTTGCAAGTTGTGTTAAATTTTCACCTGCTTTTGCAGAGTGAGCTATACGCCTAAGTCCTTGTAAAGTTTGAGGAGTCAACATTCTACCCATTAAATTACCTGTTGCAAGTGTTCCTGCTTTTGCTGCATTAAACCAAGCTGTAGCATTATCTAATGATTTTAATTTAGTCATTAAGTTAGTTGCAGCCGTTGTATATGTCTTTGCAGTAAACATTCTTTTGATAGCATCTACACCTCTTTTAAAATTAAATGCAGTTCTTACGCTTGCACCACCACCGGCACCACCACCAGATAATGCAGTGGCTCCTAAAAGAACAGCTTCTTCTAAAAGTATATTACTGATAATACCCATAGTATATGCACTGTTAACAAATAGATCATTAAAGAAAGCTCTTGTTCCTGTACTAGAAGATCTACCAATTCTCATTGCATCTTCCATTGCTTGAGCTCCTTGCATATCTGATAAAGAATTATCACCAGTAAAAAAATCTGATATAGCTCTATAGTTAGATGTAAAAGCATCACCAAATAGTGTACTAAATGCTGCTCTTGATCTAGAAAAATTATCCCACTTACTAGAATGTAAGTTATAATATGAATCATTGTTAGCAAAAGGATGAAAACCTAAATCTTTAAATCTAGGATGATTATAGTATCTATCTAATTCATACTTCCTAGCATTATAACTTAGTGGATGCGTATATTCAGGAGTTGGGTTAGGTTCTGCAAATGCTGCTGTTATATTTTGTCCAGCAGCTAAATAAGATTTTCTTCCCTCAGCTGTACTTAAATCAAAAGATCCTGTACTAGTTTCATAAGGATTAAAAGTACTACCCTGCATACTAGGTATAGGAGCATTTAAATTAGCATTTGTAAGTTGCATAGGATATTTAGACATATCAATAGCATGAGCTTCTAAATTGTCTAAAAATGGTTGATCATCAAACTTTGGTTGCTGATCTATAGCAAGCTGTACAGCACCATCAAAAGAATCTTCATTAACAAAATTATTATCAAATCTTAATGAATACTCTGTAACACCTGTAAGAGGTCCCTTTATTTCTTGTTGAAAAGATGGTGTATCTAGTGATGTATTTGCAGATGATTCTATAACAGGTGCATTGCTTATTTCATTAGCTATGTTAGCTTCAACATTAGCATCTACACTTTCATTAAATACAGACTCATTTACATTTTCATTTAACTCTGCCATACTAATAATATTATTCAGATGCTTCCTCTAAAGACTCATCTGCTATTCGGTTTTGAATTTTCTTTTGTGCTGCAATATTATGAATACTAATTTGATATAGCATTGATTGTAAATCTACCTTTAAAGCATCTAATTCTTTTGGGTCTACTATTTTAGTAAGTAATGTTGCCTCTGGTTTATCAGGTACAATATTACCTGTAGTTGGATCTACACCAAAACTATGCATTTGTTGTACAAACTGACCTTTAGAATTTGTAAAGAATGTAAAGAATCCACCATTTGCAATAAACGGACTTTCATATTTACCTTCATTTCTAATAACAGTTTCTACCTGATTAATTATTTGATTCTTGCTAGCATAAGGATTATTATCTCTATCAGAACCATACATAATAGTAAAACCTTTTTGAACTTGAGCAAATGCCTTATCACTCAAATTACTTTTTCTTTCTTTTAAAAACTCAGGAGAAAATTGTATATATCTTGCAGCTACAGGTTGATCACCAGGTTGATCTATACCACCAGCCTTTTCTACATATGTGTCTGTAACAAAAAATCTAGATTGAGTTTTATCATTACCTATACCTTTTCTAAAGTCATTTAGTGCAGCTAGTACAAAGTTTCTTGCTTCTAGATTATCAGGTTGATTTTCAAATGATGATGCTCTAGTATCACCATAACTAATTCTTATATCTGCTTTAGGTGTACCAATAACAACATTATATAAGTCTTTAAATTGTCCTACACTTTGAACATTAGGGTTAGCTACATCAAAAGATGTCTTATATTGATTTTCTAATATCTGATCACCAAACTCAGGTAAGCCTCTCATAAATGCACGTCTATCAAAAGTAAGTTCTAAATTATCTGCTGATGCACGTGTAGATGTGCTTTTCATATTTTTAATCATTTCATCATATCTATCTAACCCTTTCTCATATGCTTTTTCACGGTCAAATTCAGGTCTTTCAGGCCTATCTTCTAAATCATAGTATTGTACACCTGGTTCTGTATATCCTTCAAAACCCCAAAAGTCACTACGTCTCCATTCATAATCATCTATAAAACCTAGACCTCTCCCTATATTACCAAAAAAACCTAAATCTTGATCATCACTAATACCTGCATTCTTTTCTCTTGTAAAGAAATCATAGTTATCCTTTTTTATACTTCCAGTATTATAAAACTGATTCATCATTGCAGCTCTCTCTGTTTCAGTACCATACATTACATCTGCAAAAAGATTAGCATACTCTTCTCTACTTAACATTCTATATACAGGATCACCATTTACATCTTTAAAAGGTTCTTCTAATTTACCATTCTTATGTGCAAAATTTACCTGCCAAGGCATTGCACCTTGTTTAAGCATATTAATCATACCTTCTGTTAGTACAATACCTGGTTCTTCCTGTATAACTGCTCCCTTAACACCTGTCATTTCTCCTGTTACATCTATGTTAGCATCACTACCACCTCTAGCATAACTTGTGCCAGCAGATAAATTACCTTGAGCTAATTCTTGAGATTCAACAAAAGCAGCTACATCTCTATAAACTTTATTTTGTTGTGCATCTGCATTTATAATTGCATCAGTCATCATATTGATATTCTCAATAGTCATTCCAATCTTTCTAGAAATTTCAGCACCATTTGCGTTTTCTGTTAAACTAGGGAAATTAAGATTTACTACAGAACCATCACTTAATGTAACATATGAGCTTTCACTATCGTTAGGATTTGTAGTTTCTAACATATTCATTAGAGCACTTGTCTTTCTTTCCATTTCCTGAATGTTAGCTTGATTATATCCTTCAAAGTCTAACCTTATTTCTTCTTTTGTTTTTTTCTTTCCTTTGGTAGCTGGTTGATTTTCATATATCTGGTTTAGTACTTCATCTGTTACCTCAACAGGATCTAATGCTGCAAACATTTGATCTATAGTACCTGTAACTTCTTGTCCATTTGGATATTGAGAGTTATATACAGTATACTTATATTGACCGCTCCCTTGATATCCAGCTGTGCCTATAAAATCACTACTTAAATTTTCAGTCATTAAATCAAATAATTCTTTAACTTGTCCATTCCTTGCTCTTATTTCTTGACGTTTGCTTTCATTATTAGCTGCAAACATATCATAAGCATCCATAGGATCACCACTTATACTTTCATCACCTGGTACTACATCTACATTACTAAATAGATTATTCATTAAAGAATTACCACTAGCTTGATTCTTCATATTCTGAAGTTCTGCATCATATATAAACTTCTGAGCCATCTTAGCCATATCAAACTCATGCTGAGCAGCCATCCTACTTAATGCAAACTGATGCTGTCTTTCCAATTGTTTGAACGGATTTGCTTTTAATGTTCTCTCAGCACCAACAAGACTATAAGCTTTAGCTGCTTGCATCATTTTAGGTGCCATATTACCTCCCATATATGCACTATATGCAATATTCATTAATGAATTTTGATCACTAGCAGGAGATTTAATCTCTTTAACTCTTTGTTCTGTTGCCTCTTTATTAGCTTTTGCAATATTTAAATTATACTGACTAAGTAATAAAGCCTCTTCTGCAGATGACTTTGGACTTATTTTATTTCTTTTCTTATATTCTTTCCAGTTATTATTTGCTGTTAATGCTTTATTATAAACTGCATTATCTTCTACAAGTTTTTGAGTTTGCTCATTACCATATTTTTCAATAGTCTGTTTTGCCCATTCAGCTTCTGCCTGTTCTCTTCCGCCATACTGTTCAGCATTTTCTTTACCAAAATTATATGCTAATACTTGTGCTTCTAACATATAAGCTGCACGTACAGAAGGATCTTTCATAACAGTATTAGCTAAATATTCTGCTGCAGGATTAGTTACTATTGGAATAGGCTGCTTATTATCATCATATTTTAAAGTACCATCTTCTTCTCTTTCATAGCCTGTTATATGATTAGTTAATGCTGTTCCATTTTTAGTAGTAACAATCCAATCTCCTTCAAGTGTAGTTTGTTTAATTTCTAAACCACTATCTTTTAATGCATCAAATGATTTTTTATAAAGATTTGGATTTGCAATATAGTTAGGCATACCCATTACAGCAGCTTCTTCAGCCGTGCCATCTCTAAATTTTTCCATTTGCATTTGTAAACCTTGCACACCTATGTCCCAATACTTATCTGAAGTACTATCAGTTCTTAATCTATTAGCAGTACCCATTTGAGTTTGATAAGACTTAGTAAAAGCCATATCTTTTATAAGTGCCTTATCTTCAAAGAAAGGTTTGAATACACCCTTAGCTACATCTACATTTTGCTGTAGTGATAAATCTAATCCTGATACTTGTTTTAAACCATTACTAATCTTATTAGAATATTGTTCACGTCTTTGCTTATTATCTTCTCTAGTCAAAGGAGCATATACAACTTTACTATATAAGTTATTTAATGATTTAAAATTTGTATCATACCTATCCTGCCTAACTGATAAAACATCAGAAAGAAACTTATAGTTTGGCTTGAATGGCTCCAAGACAGGTATATAATCCGTTACTCCTTTTATATAAGTTGCCATATTACAAAGATACTAAATTTTTATAGTTTGTCATATTTATCATAATACACTTTTAAAGTTTATTATTTACCATAGGGTAGAAAAAAGTTTCTTAATTCTGCACCTTTTCTTAATATTCTCATCTTTCTCTCTCCTCCTCTACGTTGATTACCTGGATATCCACCTTGAGTAATTACATCAGCTAATTGTTGACCTGTTGTTGTTTGCCCTGCTTTAGAATTATCTGGTCTTTCATATTCAGGGAATCCATCATATGATCCTGTTAAATCTTTCCACTCTTCTCTTTCTTTTATATACTGTTGTGCAGCAGAGTTAGGATCTGTGTAGTTAGGATCAGAATAAAATGCTTTAGGATCTGTAATATTAATAATACCACCTGTTTCTGGTGTTATATCAAACTGAGGATATATACTATTTAGATTAGCAGTTTCTGCTCTATTAGTATAAGCATTTTGTAATTGCTGTGTAATAGCCGCATTTGCTTTTCTTAATGCATTATCATAATTCTCTTCTACTAATACAGTGTTATCATATAATTGTTTTTTCTCATTGTTATTAAGCATTTGAGTTTTATATTCTAACTCTGCATTCTTAACTGCAGCTTGGTTAGCTACTGTTACATTATCACTTTGAATTTGATTCATTGTGTTAGCAATAGCTTTATTAGCTTCACCTTGTGCTGCTAATGCTGCTGCCATTCCTCTACCTGCACCAGATCCAAATGCTTTAGCCACATCAGCAGCTTGAGCAGCTTGCTCACCTATTGCAGCTATCTCTCTTGTAGGATCTTTAAACACAGTGTCAATTTCTGGTTGATTATAGAATGGAGACCAAGGATATCTTCTTCTTAAACTTAACTTTGCATCTCTTGCATTAGCTAAACCTAATTCATCTTGTAACCAGAATGGAGTATCCTTTGGTGGTGTCTCTCTTTCTGGTGGAGAAATCTCTTTATCACAAGTACAACCTGATGCTGGTGTTGTTTCATTACCATCAGCATCTGTAACAGCAGGAACAAATGGTGTCCATGTTCCTCCAGCTTCAGTACAAGCTGCTTCCATCTCTGCTGCATTTGAACAAGGAACACGCTCTTCTCCAGGTATAGTTTTTACAGTACCCTGTAACTGTCTATTAGTTGTATTACCAAAAAAACCATCATCACCAGATATATTAAATGTTTGACCATTGAGTGTTATTGTTTGATCATCTACTCCTGTTGCATAAAGCTGTTGTTTATCATTATCACCTAATTCTAAAATCTTACCTCCAATAAAACCAGCTTGCATGTGACTAATCATATCCTGATCAAAAGCATCCATATTTGCTTCTTCCATAGCTTGCGTATATCTCCAGTTTGGATCTTTACTTTCACCTTTTAACCACTTCTTACCATCAATTTCTACACAATTTGCTTCTTGTCCTGCTGGACATGGTGTGTATTCATTCTTTCTATCCCAACCTGGATTACTTAAATCTTCTTCAGATATATTTTCATTCATCCACCTATTTTGTTGTTGGAACTTAATGTAATTATCTATAAACTCTTCTTTAGATAAAACATCTTTAGGCCCTTTCTTCTTTGCTTGTCTATATCTTACATACTCATTATAAAATGCATCTTGATATGCTTCATCATTTTTAAAATTTTCTATCCAATCTACATTACCACTATCTGTATATGTAGTAACAGACTCTGTTCCTTCTGTATCAACACGCATAGAGTTAATTTCATTCATTATAGCCTTTTGTTTTTCTGTATTAGCTCTAAACATTAACTCCTCAAACATTCTAGGATCTTTTCTTTTCATTCTTCTTAAATCCCTTTCAGTATACTCTTGACCATTAAAAGTCATTACAACATCACCACCCTTCCTATATATTGGCATCATAGGACTTCTACTGCTTCCTGTAAAGTCTTGCAACGAAGGTTGACCTCCATCTGCAAATGACCATTGTGATCCTACATAATAAGGACTATCTACATTTGTATAATCTAAAGGCAAACCCTGAGCTCTACCTGGACTAGTAAATCCTAATTGATCTGACTCTTCATCACTAGCAGGATCAAACCCTCTATCAACATAACCAGCCGGCATCATACCATCATCAGAAGGTGGTTGTGTAACATTATAAACATTAGTTATATTTTGTTGCTTATCATTTTTATTGTCAGTCTTTTTATCAGTATTATAATCTGGTAACTCACCATGAATATTTTCATATGCTTTTGAATAATTTACATCTGGTTCATTTGGTGCTGTTCCACCTTGCTCAATATGTTTTTCCCAAAATTCTATAGTATCTTGATCAAGAGTTTGATTACCAGCACCAGCAGGCATTGCCCCAAACATCATCATCTGTTCTTCTACAGATGGAGGTTGATACCCAGCTGCAAAAGAATTCATATTATTAATCATAGTATTATTATACTCTTCCATCAACTTTAATTGATCAGCTTGATATTGTTCAAATAATTGTTGCTCATTTGGTGTAACAGGACTATTATTATCTTGTACAACTGGAGGTGCACTTGGAGCTTCAGGAGTTTCATCACTATCTCCAAAAAATGAAGCAAGCCAACTCATACCTATAGGCATTAAAGGCATTCCAAATTGTGCTTTAGGTAATGATCCGCCATATCTTGTTATTAAATCTCTTTCTATCTCAGTTGGATCATCTACTGTATTAAGATTTTGAGCCATATTTGCATTTGAATTATCTACTGCATCTATTGTAGTTTTAATTCCAGTTTTAACTCCACCCTTTACTGTACCTTTAGCTAAGTTTTTACCAGCTGCTTGAAAACCAGCTTTTGTAAATCCTCCTACAGTTTTTCCACCTGGTATTGTAGATAGTACAGCTCCTGTAGTTCCTTTAGCAAATTCTTTTTTTGCTGTATCATAATCACCTTGTGCATATGCCATAGCTGCATCACCAAAATCAATACCAGCACTACCATATCCTGCCGCTTGACTTACTATTGGTATACCTGTCATAGATACAGCATCAAGTCCTTTTTGTACAGTATCTTTGTTATCTAAATATGTTTGTGTTGTAGACTTCCCTCCATAATCTGGAATCAATCCTTGCTCTCCTTTAAAATAGCCTTTTAAATCAAAACCAAACTGAGCTTTCTTCATTTCATCCTCATGCACATAACCCATTTTTTCCATACGTAAATGATCTTCAAATGTCTCAGCCATATAACCTTTACCTGTTTCTGGATCATACATCATGTGCGGTTTAAACTCTTCCTCACCACCAGCTTGTCTAATAGGTGCACCAATACCAATACTAAATTGAGGAGACTTAGTATCTAAATTATATCCTCCTTTAAAATTAAACTTTCCAATGTTAGCATATCCACCTACTGTTCTACCTTGATCTCCCATAAGAGGATGTGTATAGTATGCACCTAGACCATATGATAATGGATTTCCTCTTCTACCTCTTTTGTAAGTTTTAAAACTATAAGGATTTTCAAGATCACCTTCATAACCAATACTTCCAACTGCATCTGAAAAACCTTGAGTTGTAGCATCACCTGTTGGAGATACATTTAATCTACCTCCTATATTTGCACCAAGGTAACCTTTAGCTCCAAATACTCTACCTTGAGATCTTATAGGTGGGTTTAATGAATAACCACCAGTAAGTTTTGCCATTCCTGTATAATCATTTCCCATCATACCAAGATCATAGCCCATACCTAAAGATAAGTTATGTGGCGGATTAGTTACTCTTTGTATACAGTTGTAAACACACTGACCTTGTAAATCAAATATAGGAGCGTTTCCAGAAAATACTTTCATACCAGAAGTCTCTACACCACCTTGAGCTTCTACTAAATTAGATAATTGACCTCCACGTCTAGCCATAGCTGGTTGCATATTAGGCTGCATATTAGGCTGCATGTTTGGTTGCATAGACATCATTTGATCCTGACTTGGTGCAGGAGCTTGCATATTAGCTTGTGATGGCGGTAACATACCAGCTCCAGCAAGTTGTGATTGCTGTTGCTGTCTTCTTTGTTGTTCCTCTGCCATTTGTTTTGCACTTAATAATTGCATTCTTTGTTCAAATGGAAGTTGCACTAACATTTGTAGTTCAGCTTCTTTCCTAGATATGTCTTGTACTTGCTGTGAAAACTGTATTGGGTCAACACCTTTCTCAGATAAGTATGGATATGCAGCTAATGGCACACCATCTTCAAACTCTTTCTTAGCTTCTTGTAAAAATGCTAGCTGAGATAAAGCTCTTTTATTTTTACCTATCATATATTCAGCTGTATCTCTTGTTATATTATCTGAAGACTCATCATCTAATAAGCCCATAAAATTATTAAGTTGATACTTTTTAGAAACAGCTGCTGGAGTTAATCTTTTTTTAGACTGTAGTCCCATTTCTGCAAGTTCATACTTGCTAAACTTCATTGCCGGTGTGTCAGAATAAATAAAAGATTGTGGTGGAAGATTTAACGGAGTACCACCTTGATGATGTCTTTTACCTTGTATTTCATATAACTCAAAGTTCCCATCATCATTGAGATCAGTAAGGACGGTCTCACCTTTCTCAGCTTCAAGATTTGCTTCATCTCTAGGAACAGCATTAATAGAATAATTAACTTTAGACATTGCGTCTCCAGTTGCAAACGGATCTAAATGTGGATATGTTACTAACCCATAGTCTGACTGATTACCAGTAGTACCTCCGTCTTGATACACCTTTCCATCTCTAATGGAAAAGCCAGCTGGTAATTTATTAATGTTTACTTTCATAATTATAATATTGTTATCTCTGCTCCTGCAGCAACTAATTGTTTATATGTATTCATATCTATATCTATTGCTCCACCAGACTTGTAGAATGATCCTCCAAATCTAGCTGAACCTGTTGTACCTACAACTACCTTATCATCTGGTCTAAATAAACCTGTGTTAGGATCATAGTTACCTTTATTTCCTGATGTATCAGCATCAGTAGCTGCAAACATATTATCTGACAAATATGCATTTCTCATCATATTAGATTTTTGTTTTCTTGCATTTCTATCTGCAGCTATTTTAGTAATAGGCTTTGCCATATCAATTGCCATATTACTTATCTTACTGTATGTTTGTGCACCTTTACTATCTACAGCTCTTAATAATGTATTATATGCTCTATCAGCAAGACCTGGTTTTTCACTTGCTAAATCTATTTGTGTACGTGCTAAATCAGCATCAGCTTGTTCTTGTTCTTGCTGTGCATCAAACTCGTCCATAGCAGCTAAATCACCATCAAATCCTCTTTCATTAGACTCTTCAAATCTATCTAAGTTTTCTTGTGTACCTTGGTACTCTGGAATATTACTCATTTGCTCTTCCAAGTTTGCACTAAATTCTTCTGATTGCTGTTGCATATCTTCTCCAGATGGTACAATTGTAGCATCAAATCCAGTTCCCATCAATCTACCCTCTTGTTCTGCCATTGTATAATCCATTACATCAAATGATTTTTGTAACTCAGGTGATGGACTAAAGTCTACCTTTGGAACATTTAATGGGTTTGTATCAACTTGATTCATACTAAGTGAAGGGTTCTCAATTCTTTTATTCATGTCTGCTGTAAATGCATCAAAGCTATCTATAGATCTTTGAACTGCCTGTGAACTAGCATACATATCTGCATCAGTCATAGGTTTGTATTGATCCTCAGTAGTTGGTGTAGTTAAGAATGAAGTATTTATTAATCCTGTTGGATTAGACAAACTTGGCCCTGGTGTAGTAAATGGTGAAGGTTGATTACCTGATAAACTATAACCTGACAATGAAGGAACTGTTAATCCTAGTGTTGGATTATTAAACTCTCCAAGCTGTTGTGCTTTTGGTAATGAACCACCATCCTTCTTGTATTTGTTCATTATATTTAAAAAGTTTTGTTGTGCTCCTGGTGTATTTAAATTTAAATAACCTTGCATACCATACATATTTCTACTTTGATCTCCAAATAAATCTCCACGTATACGGCTAAACATACTAGGCTCTGTATATTTTTTTAACATGTCCATTGTAAACTGATCACCAGGCATTAATCCTTCTTTTTGTCTCATTTGAAACATACGTGCTTTTATTTCTGTTGGATCTGTAAAATAATTATAATCTTTTAAAAAGTCAGGATCTTCTTTATTCCAATTCATTATACGCTTATCCTTTCTTCTTAAGCTAGAAAGATCATCTACCTGCCTTTGACTAAAATTCCTACCAGCATGATCTAAAAAATGGCTATACTCATGCACACCTACACTACCATCTGCTCCCTTTACATAAAACCTTCCATCAGGAAAAGGGTTATACAAGTTTCCAGCACTAGACCTGCTAGTAAAACGGTTTGCATTTTTACCTGAAAAAAAACTAGCAGGATAAAAAATTCCAGCACTTGTATTCATATCATCTATAACTTTAGATGAAGATCTAAAACCAGACCGTTGAGCATCCTTAAATAAATCATCATATGTATTACGGAAATCACCTATACCTAAATTTAAATCACCTGGACGTTTGTATAAATATGGATTTTTATAAAACTCAAACTGATTATTAGCAGACATAACCTTTTTATTAGGGTTTGTCATATCAGCAAAAGAAACCCTGCTATTTATTTTGTCATGTATACTTACACCAGGTACTTTAGCGGTGGGGTCAAAACTATATGGTCCTCCTATACCAGTTGGTTTATTTATATCATAATTTAACTTTGCATTATTTAATTCTCTAGAAAGACGCACCTTTTCTGTATTCATGTATCTTAAATAATCAGGATCACTTGTATATTTAGCTGCATATTCCATGCTTTCATCTATACCTTTTTTACCCCCGCTTAATATACCTTTGTTAGCTTTTGATTTATTAACCCCTTTAACAGCTTTATTTACATACTTACCACCTGTTGCTGCCCATCCTGCAAATGGAATCATAGCTGCAGCTGATAGAGCTGCATTTACTTTGTCACCTTCTGCTGCATACCAAGCTGCATTAAGCCCATCTGCAAGTTCTCCAACGCCTGGAATAAGTCCAGCTACATCTAATATACCGTGTCCAATATTAGATACTTTTCTTTTATTTCTTCTCCACCAGTTTGGATCTTTCTCTATTAATTCTACTTCAGGTAACATTATGTTTATAGGTTCACCATCTGGTCCTGTCATCATACCTTCTTCATTTACCTGCCCTTTATCTTGATAACGTGTTAAGCCACCGCCATAACGTACCATGTTTGGTGGTAAAGGTTTAAGATCTTCTAAGCCTGGCTCTTGATAGTCTGTAGGAGAATCTACTGGTTCATTAGCAAGTATTGGTTCCGGTAGAGTATTATCAACAGGTATTGATGAAGGTCCAATTTTAGGCAATGTAATTGGTTGATTTAAAGGATTTCTCATTGATCTTTGCCACTCTTCAGAATCATCACTACGGTCAAACGTGCTTGATCCTTCAAAGTCTTGTCTTATATAAGTATTAGGATCTCCATCAACAGTTGCAAAACCCGGTCCTTTTGTTAAATAATCAAGGGGTCTTACATTACCATTTACATTACTAAATCCTAAATAACTTGCATCCTGATATTTGTTTTCCATTTGATCACCTATACCTGGACCTTTTCTACCATATGTAGCTCCAATACCTGTTTCTCTAAACTGATCTACATCAAAGT